GACAACGCATGTCCCCAGTTCCCTGTCATTAGTGTTGACACGAGCTTGTTTATAAACGATATTCCGCATACTAGCAACTTATTGCGGACATGCACATGGCGGGCATTTTACAAGTCGTTTCCCCCCAGCAGGTTTCCGATTATGAGGCCGAAGTTCAGGCCTCGCGGATACCCCCTGAACCGGCTATGGAAATGGAGGGCCTTGTGGCGATTATCCGCCGCGAGTTCCACGACTCCCGCAATGCTCGATACGTCAACGGTATATCTCAAAGACTCATCGAAGCCCAACGCACCTATCGGGGCCAGTACTCTCCCAACAAACTGAAAGACATCAAGGCCTTCGGTGGCTCTGAAGTCTATTCTCGGGTCACCCCCACCAAGTGCCGTGGTGCAACCAGTGTCCTCAGGGACTTGTATCTCAGTGGGACTGAGCCACCTTGGGAGCTCACGCCGACCCCTGTTCCTACTTTACCAGAAGACATAACGACCGCTGTGTCTGGCCTTGTGCAGTCAGAAGTCCAGTCCATGCAGCAGTCCGGCGTCCCCATAACCGAGGAAATGGTGCGGGACCGCATGATGCAATTGATGGATTCTGCTCAGATGGCAGCCATCAAGAACTCCGTGGAGGAGGCCAAGGAAGCGAGTCGGGAGCTCAATGACGTATTGATCGAGGGCCGGTTTTACCAAGCGCTCAAAGAATTCCTTATTGACCTGCCGATTTTCCCTATCGCGTGCATGAAGGGCCCTGTCGTTCGACAGCAGACCAAGGTCCGATGGAAGGACGGAAAACCTTCTCAGGAGACCACACCCAAGCTCTTTTGGGACCGGGTCAGCCCACTGGACTTGTATTTCACCCCCGATGCTGGTCATCTGGACGAGTCCTATGTCATTGAACACGTTAGGTATTCTCGGCAGGATCTATACAATCTCATCGGAGTCCCCGGTTACAAGGAGGATGAAATCCGTGCCGTCCTTGCTGACTTTAAGGACAAGACCCAATCGAGGTCGTGGAGAGATTGGTTTGACGAGGAAAGGGAAGACCTTGAGGACAGAGATCATTGGGAGTCCGCCCGTGGCCAGTTGATTGACGCTCTTGAGTGGCATGGTTGCATACAGGGACAGATGCTGCTGGATCACGGGTTCTCTGAGGAGGAGGTTGATGATCCTGAGAAGGAGTACATGGTTGATGCTTGGGTTGTGGACAGGTACTGCATCAAAGCGCAGATCGCTCCAAGCCTGACGAATCGGCCGAACTACTTCATCTCCAGCTTCGAGAAGATCCCCGGATCTATCTGGGGCTACGGTCTTCCTGACATTCTTGAGGACATCACGTCTGTCTGTAACACGACCATGCGCAGTATTGTCAACAACCTGTCGATAGCCTCTGGGCCACAGGTGGTTGTGAATCTCGATCGTCTGGCCCAGACGGAAGACGCGAACAGCCTCTATCCGTGGAAGCGCTGGCACACTATTGACGATCCACTCGGTCAAAACAAAACCGAGAAGCCCGTCGACTTCTTCCAGCCACAGAGCAATGTCCAAGAGCTCATGATGGTCTACGAGAAGTTTGCGAACATGGCCGATGAAGCATCTGCTCTCCCCAAGTACCTGACAGGGTCAGGGGCCACCGGAGGAGCCGGCCGCACCGCCTCAGGGCTTGCCATGCTCATGGATAACGCATCTAAAGTGATGCAGAACGTGGCTGCGAATGTGGATGATGACATCCTCACACCTTGTATAGAGGGGCTTTACGAGATGGTCATGCTCAGTTCTGCTGGGCCAACTCTGCAGGGCGATGAGACCATTGTCGTCAAGGGCGTGACAGTAGCCGTCCAGAAAGAAACGGATCGGATGCGCAAACTCGAATTCCTGCAGATGACAGCGAACCCGATGGACATGCAGATCATGGGTATCCCGGGACGCGCTGCAGTGCTTGAAGATGTTGCGGAAGAACTTGGTATGAAAGGGAAAAAGGTAGTACCATCGTCCGAAGAACTTCAGGAGAAGATGCAAGAGGCTGCTAAAGCGCAACAAGCAACGGCCGCTGCAGAAGAAGGTGGAGGTGCTCCCGGTGGATCACCAACCGCAGGACGCGACCCCGCTATGGCAGCGAGGGAAGGACAGGAAAACGTAACCCGAGGAGTATCTCAATGAAGAAAGTAAATTCAGGTCTCGCCAAGAAGTACGGGAAGCCGCTCAACGCTTCTGAAGGCGAGCACACTCAGTCCAAGACGAAGGGTGGTGGCAAGAACTCGTCTATCATGGGCAACAAGAATACCGCGTCCACTCGCTGTGGCTACGGTGTAAACGGAGTCTAATCATGGGCTATGAAACATTTCCCAAGAATGGCCAGACCGGATCTCGCAAGGTTTTCAGCGGCGAGACCAACGGTGGCGATTCCTTGACGACTCGTAACAACCGCGAGAAACGTGACTACATGAAGTCCGGCCGCATGGAGAACTGTGCGAAAGCGCAGAGCTCTGAGAAGTTCAAGTCTGGCACCGAGAGTGCAGGCATGGGCGCTTCGTGGAGTAAGCAGAGCTATCCGAAGAAGGGTCACTCGGCTACGAAGTTCGGCACGACCGTTTCTCAAGGGAGCTGACATGTTCATCACATCACCCAAGCGTGGCAAGATGGGCAAGAACCCGGGTACAACGGATTCCGTGGGAGAGCACACCCCGTCGTCTATGTATGCTGCCGTCGATTTTGGTGGTGGCAAACCCGACAGCGGTCGCCGGTTCACCGGCATCTACGGCAAGAACGCGAAGGCCCGTAACGAGGTCGACTTGGAGGCGGGCGAAGAAAGCCGCCGCGAAGGTCGCATGTTCAGCTGGATGAAAGGGGAAAGCTATTGAAGCTTGACCAAGAAACCGCAGAAGCAATACTGCGCCTGACCAACAACAGAGACTTTGCAACGTTTCTGCATTGGTTTGACTCCGCTTTGGTTACTTTTACCCAAGGTGCAGTGATGGGCTTTGATGAAAATCACAGCTCCGATGTACTACGTGGTCGTGCACAGGGACTCTCCATCTTGAAACATGAGATGGAAAAAGCGCCCGAAGTTGCCGGCCGAATTCAGAAAATAAGCTAAAAGGAATACGCCTGTGGCGCTCCCAAAACAACTACGTAAGCAGATCAAGCAGGGCCAAGAGATTGAGGAACAACTCCGGAAGGAGCAAGACGAGGCCGGTGCTACCGATACCTCGCAGACCGAGATTGACAGTCTGCTTGCAGAAGTAGATCCACAAGCACCGCCTGCAGAGGCACCGCCTGCGGAGAAGCCGCCTGCTACCGTAACTGAACTTCATCCGACACCAGAAGGAGGTGATCCTGAAGTTACGCCTCCGGCTGAACCTAAGCCAGAGCGTACTGACTGGAAGCAAAAGTACTCTGTCCTGAAAGGCAAGTACGATGCTGAAGTTCCGCGTCTGTCTGAAAGCTTACGTGATGCGAACACTCGCATTACTGCTCTCGAAGATAGGCTTGCTGCACCACCTGCAGTTGCACCAACACCGGAGCCTAGTCAGCCCCGGACGGACTTCACACCTGAGGAGGTAGCCGATTACGGTGAAGACCTTTTGGATGTGATCGGCCGTAAAGCCCGAGCGATCGTAGAGTCTGAGTACTTACCTCAGATCAATTCGCTCAACACTGAGCTCAATGCTCTCAAGACTCAGGTCGGAGAGACGGGCCAGAAAGTCGCGAAGCAAGAAACAAACGAAGTTTTCGCCCAGCTTGACTCGACAGTCAAAGACTGGCGTAAGACAAATGTCGACCCAGCATTTCACGTGTGGCTGGACCAAGTCGATCCCTTCAGTGGGGTTACACGTAAGAACCTTATGCTGACTGCTTTTGACCGTAAAAACGCCCATCAGGTCAAGGCATTCTTCGATAAGTACGCTGAGGAAAACGCTGCAGTAGTTCCAAACCCAGCCGATCCAACACCCTCTGGGCAAGGGGGAACGGAAGCCGGATCGACACTGGATTTGGGCAACTACGTAGCTCCCGGGACTCCGCGTTCCGGTGGCGATGTAAGCGCTCCTAAAGATAAGCGCGTCTGGTCAAATGCCGACGTGGGTAGGTTTTACTCTGACGTTCAGAAGGGACGTTACAAGACCCGCCCCGAAGACAAGGCCAGAATCGAGGCAGACATAATTGCTGCCACAAGAGAAGGGCGCATTAAATAATTTAGGAGCCACTAATGGCATATCCAGTCCCAGCGAGTGCTGGCGCGAGTTGGACGGGCACAGTCCCGACCCCGGCGTATTCCGGCACATTCATCCCCGAACTTTGGTCTGGAAAGATCATCGAGAAGTTCTATGACGCAACTGTTTTGGCAGCAGTCGCGAATACGGACTACGAGGGCGAGATTACAAGTTATGGCGACAAGGTCACGATCCGTACCAAGCCTTCGATCGCAATCAATGACTACACTGCGTACACCGCTCTGACCACCGAGACGCCGTCCAGTGCAGTTGTCGAATTGCTTATCGACCAAGGTAAGTACTGGTCAACGGCGCTTGACGACGTGATGGAGATCCAGTCAGACCTCGACCACTTCAGCCTGTGGGCAGACGATGCCTCCGAGCAAATGAAGATCGAGATCGACACGGATGTTCTAGCCGGTATCCCGGCTGGCGTGTCAGCTAACAACCAAGGCGCGACCGCTGGTGTCCAGAGTGGCACAAGCATCGACCTCGGCGCAGCAGCTGCACCTGTCACTGTTACGAACGCAACCGCAATCAACAAGATCATCGAATGCGGCCAGATCCTCGACGAGAACAACATTCCGGAAACGGGACGTTGGATTGTCATTCCGGCATGGCTTGCGGCAATGATTAAGACGTCGGATCTGCGTGACGCTTCGCTGACCGGCGATGGCGTGTCAATGCTTCGTAACGGCCGCCTCGGAATGATTGACCGCTTCACGCTGTACGCTTCCAACCTGTTGCCTTACAACGCATCAGATCTCGCGCACAGTGTTCTGTTCGGTCATTCTCACGGCTTGACGTTTGCCTCTCAGCTGACCAAGGTCGAGACGCTTCGTGCAGAAAGCACCTTTGGCACCATCCTGCGTGGTTTGCAGGTCTTCGGTTACAAAGTTGTTGACGGCACGGCACTCGGAATCCTTTACGCTTCGAGAGTCTAAGTCAGGAGCTCTGACACGGGAGGGGGGCAGTCCCCCTCCCATTTGACTGGAAAGTAATATGGCGCAGTATTTGAAATCATTGGTTACTGGGGTTGTCCTTCCGTACAACGAAGCAGCTTTGAAGTCTGCAGACATTCGTCTGCTGGACCCACAAGAGTGCGCGGAGTACGAAGCAACTTTGAACCGGCCCGTCGCGGCAGAACCAGCAGTACCGACACCAGCAGTTGAGACACTGCCTGATCCGGAGGTGCTCGTCGTGGAGCCTGTAGTTGAGGAGCCTGTAGTTGAGGAGCCTGTAGTTGAGGAGCCTGTGTTTGAGGAAGTGGTTGTTGAAGACCTCGACCCAGTGCAGGAAGTTCTCGGAGCTCTTGAGACCGACTGATGCCTAAGTCGATTGATGACGCCCTCACCGATGCTAGGGTCATTCTGAATGACTCAGCGGGAGATCGTTACACCGACGCTCAATTGGTATCCGATTTCAATAACGCCATAGCTCAGACAAAGCTGCTTCGCCCGGATGTATTTAAGCTGGGTGAGGTATTGCCGGAAATCGCCGTCGCGGATCTTGAACAAGTACCCGCGACGGACTTCCCTTTGCCTGAGATTTTTTACCAGAGCTTTGTCTATTTCTTGGCAGGTAATGCTGAGTTACGTGACGATGAGTTCGCAGTTGATGGCAGGGCGATGACTTTACTAGCAGCGTATCGGAGGAACCTAACCGGAAACATCAGGTAACAGGAGAAAGAAATGCCGCAAAGTGGCTTTGAAGACGGGTTTGCAATATCCACAAGCGGCTCGCTTGATGTTTGGGTTAAGGAAATTCATGCGAAGGTTCCGGGCGCTGTAGAGGAATACATCTACGATCAGGTCAAACTGGTCTTGAAGGATTTCTTCCAGCGTACGAAAGCATGGCGGACCTTTCTTGGTCCACTGTCAGCATCTGCTAACGACGGCACGATATGCCTCAACCCTGTTGATGCATACTCCAATGCCATTCTGGTGCTTGAGGTTACCCGTAACACCAGCCCGCTGTCGCAACTTGATATGCGATCGCTGCCTCGTCTGTTCGCAACAGAGAACGACAACAGGAACCCGTCCCGATTTTATCTGGACCCGTACCACACTATCAAATTTTTCCCGGTACCGACCATAGACGTTGATGACATCTACGTGACTGTGGCGCTTACCCCTCGCTTGCGTGCCGACAACCGCATTGCTGAGTGGATCATTGACCAGCATTACGAGGCTATCAAGGCAGGCACACTCCAACGTTTGTATGAGGAGCCTGACAAGTTCTACTCCAACGTTACAAGCGCTGAGTTCTGGGGTAAGAAGTACCGCTCCGAGATGGCTCGTTCACGTTCCGCTGCCGCACAAGGCTACGGAGAGACCGCCCAACCGTGGGGGTTCCCTCAGTGGAATATGTAAATGCCGACTCCTGCTTACATAGATCTGTCGCTGTACCAGCCACTGGGAGGCGTCAATGGCTTTGAGCTCAACGGCTTCGCAGTCAACGGAGCTGCTTTCGTGGACAGCCCATTTGCGGGCAGCCCCTTCGCGCTTGACCCCTATCGGTCGATTGTGGCGGGCGAGTCACAGGAAACCGATCTACGCCCCGTCTACCCGTCAGTGCTTCCAGATAGCAACGCTGTGTCTTACCAAGGAAGCGATCAGGTTGTATCGGAAATCTGGGCTGCTCGTTGTGTCGCTGAAGTTACATCGGAGAGAGCGGATTCGACTCTCGAAGCTGAGGTTCTATCACTTGCGCTTGAAGTGGACGCTGTTTCTATCGTCCCTACCGAGTACCGCACAGCGCATGTGTTGGCGACACACAGCTCGACTGCTTCGGGTGACCGAACGGATTCAGATTTGGATAAATTACCGGCGAGTCAAAAGCCGGATGAAGACAATGTTTCCTACGTCCCTGCGGAAGACCGCACATCGAAAGTTCGGAGAATCTAATGACGTTACTTGATCGGTTCAATAAGCAACCGGCCGATATTAAGAAGTACCAGATCGACTACTCCGAGTGGTTGGCCACTGGCGAGACTGTTGACAGTGTGGTCACCGCAGTGACGTTGTTAAACCCAGCAGATGGTGATGTGGGCGAACCCACCATGACGGTTGGCACAACTCAGATCGTCGGTGGCAACGTCTTTGAGTACTACGTTAGTCTCGGCACGGACGGAAAGCGATACAAGATTACTTTCCAAGCCAGTACATCTGACTCCCAGACTGTGGAGAGTGAGGTTGAATTCAGGGTGAATGACACATGAGTATTTTATTCGACAACAACGCCTCAGGCACGAACAGTGTCCAAGCTGAGATAGTTGATACCACGATCACGTTGCAGACAAACGAGGGGCAGCTGTTCCCGCCTGTCACGACTGCGAGTGGTGACTTCTTCTTACTCACGCTGGAGGACACCTCTGGCAACATTGAGATCTGCAACTGCACTGACAACAACTCTGATGTTCTGACTGTTGCTCGGGCGCAGGAGAACACTACTGCCAAGGTCTTCCCAACAGGCTCCAAGGTTGAGCAGCGGATGACCGCCGGCGCTATTGACGAGTTTATGCTACGCACCGGCGCGACTATGACTGGTACGTTGGACATGAATGGTGAGGACATAACTGACCCAGTTCTCAGAAACACTGGTACTGGTGAGCTCCTTGGTTTTGCACTGCAAGGGTCCGATGGTGGTACGGCAAACGAGATCGTTGTCCCCTCTGCCGCAGGTACGCCTACGCTCGGTGGCGACATCATTGCAACACAGCCCTACACTGTCGCAACGTATGTACCGCTAGTTCGCACTCTTACTGGTGGTGAGGGCATCGCTACCATCGGTGACCTGTCCACTAACCGGACGATCGACCTTGATATCCCGGGACTTGCCACGAAGCTCGGTGCTGCCGTATTAGCCGACGACCAGTTCTTGGTGTACGACACCACTGCCGGAGCGCACAAGGTCATTGACTATCGCGATATCGGGATACCGATCGTTACGGCTACGACCAACACGATTACGCCAACCGACGACGATACGAATGCGATGTACGTGTGTACACATTCGGCTGGTCCTATTAGCTTCGTGCTTAATACCGGCATTGGAGAGGTGGGCAACGTCATTCTCATCCAACAGGCTGATGCTACTCAGCAAGTAACTGTCAGCGGCACTGCTACTGTGAATGCAGCAGCAGTCACTTTGATTACCTCCGTCCAATGGTCGGTAGCAATCCTTGTATGCACCGCTGCAGACACTTGGGCAATGTACGGGGACATTGGGTGAACATATACCAACTACTCGCAGCTTTCGGAGGAGGGACTCCAGAGAGAACAACCATCTTACTTCAAGTGGCAAGTGCTTCTCAGGAGGCAACCGGCGGCGCAAGTGCAGAAATAATTGCTTACCGTAGTACTCACGGTACTCGGGCGGGTGAGGTTTGGGGCGAGGATGGGTTTTCGAAAGTGCTTCAATTTAAGATGGCTGATCCAGATGGCACTAAGATTGCTGGCTGGGAAATAAAGTGGGAGCCCCTCTCAGGAGACGAGCCCAATGTAGGCGACCCTAGTGGGACGTGGATTGATCTGACAGCCGACAGTTTTCAGATTGAGTGGTATATCGGAAGTGGTGGCGGTGCTGATGAGTTGTCCGGAACAGTCACCGTTTCTTTACGTGATGGACCGGGTGACCCATCTCCGCAAACTGCGATATGGGACGGCGAAGCGATTAAACAGAAGAAGGGTGCGTAGTGCCGCTGATCGTTTTTGAAAATAACAGCAACGCAATACTGGCAGCAGCTATTGACGATGTCACGGCTACGATTACAGTGTCGTCCGGGCAAGGGGCGAACTTTCCCAGCATCTCTGCGCCTAATGAAATCTTTTTCATCACACTACACAATTATGCGGCTCAGCTCGTTGAGATCTGTCGTGTCACAGACCGTGTCGGAGATGTATTCACAGTACTTCGGGGGCAGGATGGAACCACCGGCCTCAACTGGGCTGTAGCAGATACAGCAATTCAGTCGCGTGTCACCAAGGAAACACTTGAGGCTTTTATTCAGAGCCCCCAAACGTGGGAGTACTTTACGTCCACAGAATCACAGGCGGCATTCAACACAGCTGCTACACTGCCTGCTACAGACGACCGTGTGCAGGCGTTTATCAACGGGGTTAGGCAGTTTCCCCCGTCGCACTTCACAGTCACAGGGAGTCAGCAACTAACCTTCACTGAAGGTCTTGCTGCAGGTGACTACGTAGCCATAGGGATTTGACATGAATAAGCCATCAAGCACGATCACAGCAGCAACAATCGCAGGCATGGGTGCAGCCGTCGTCTGGGAATTGGTTGCGACTTTCACTTCCGTATCACCCACGGCAGGTCTGATTGCAGGGTCAACAGCTCTCGCATCAGCCGTCGCTGGTTATTATAAGAAAGAGAAGGTCATCAAATGAAAAAGTGGTTGCTAGCAGCAGGGGGCTTTCTTGTCTTGGTTGGCTTCGCGATACTGAATCGTCCGGAGCGTAAGCTCAAGAAGGTCGAGGCACAACGCGATCAGCTCATGCTGGACAACACCAAGAAAGCTCAGGTGAAAGCCAAGAAGCTTGGTGCAAAAGCAGACACACTACAGGCCGATGCAGTAGCAGCGTCGGAGGTTGGAAAAGCAACAGTCGATAAGGTGGGGCAACAAGGTGAGACAGTTAGCAGCGTTCTTGATTCTTGGCGTAAGCCTAGCAGCGTGTAGTACTACGCCGTTGGAGCTGCCCTCATGTGAGGTGCCTGCTCCTATGGCAGATGTGGCTCCGTTGCAGGATGTGCCTGAGATGCCTGTGGAAACAGCGATGAATGCTGATGGTGCCTTCTTCGATCTGGAAGGGCTCTTACAGTTTGACCGAGTGCGTAAAGCATCGGAGTCGAACAAGACTGTCGGTGACCTCAATGCCGCTGCTTTGCAGGCTCGCAACGAAGAAGTTAACGCACTGATTGAGTGTGTTAGATACCAGAACGTATGGATGGAGGTGCGCGAAGACATGCTTGAGCAAGAACGTAATGCGCATCAGATTGATAACATGTGGCACCGGGGCGTGATTGTTCTGGGGCTGATTGCCGTTGCCTTGTAGTGGTCGACGTGATTACTAATGCCTTCGAGCGTCATGCTCAAACAGCGCTAGTCATGTTACTGGTGGCCCTACTGTTGTGGGTGGGTAACACTACACAGCGCACGTCGGTAGCAGTCGCAGAGATGCGAGTTGAAATTTCATATTTGAAAGAAGCAGTCGAAGGACTGGAGGAGAAGTAAAATGAGATCGAGTCAATTACATAAGCTGAACACTCGGGGGTACAACTCCCAGTTTGAGCGTAAGGCTATTTCGAACATTCAGACACAGCACGGCAGTGATACTGTCGCGGCAATTCTGAATATTCACGGCCTTTGGAGTGGCACGGATACTATCACTGTCACTGTCAACATCGGTGCCGGCGACCTTACGCCATCCTACTCGCCTGCGGGCAACGAGGATGCGTTCGCGGCGGCTTCTGGTTTGGCCACGCAGATCACTGCGGAGACTGATGTCACGGCTGTTGCATCTGAGAACAACGTGTACATCACGAAATCGACAGCGGGGTCGGTGGATATCGTTAGCTCTGTTATCACCTAATGCTCATCCATCTTCAAAACTTCTCTGGGTTAATTCCCAAGATATCTGATCGCACGATTCCTGCGAATGCCTCGGCAATAGCGCTTAATACACAGCTCTATTCTGGCGAGGTCCGTGGGCTACGTGATCCGCTTAACGTTGCGAACTTGGCAGCGGAGCCTTTTACTGTGCAGCGAGCATATCGTTTGTTTGACAGCTCGGTCTCAATTGCTGACGCCGCCGGTACTTGGATTGCATTCGACGATACAGATGTCAACTTCATCAGAGGAGCGTTGAAGAACGACCAGTTCGATCGCTACTACGCAGCGGGTGGTACGCAGCTGCCTGTAGCAGCAGAGGCAGATGATTGGGCAGCAGGGACACCCATTTATGATCTGGGTGTGCCGGCCCCAACTGTGAAACCGACTGTAGTACCCAACGCTACGGGTGGTGTCGAGGAGACACGGGCGTACGTCTACACATTCGTGAATGAGTGGGGCGAGGAGTCTGCCCCTTCTCCTGCATCAGACCCGACCACTGGTGACATCGACGATACTTGGGTGCTGAGTAACATGGACGCTACTTTTACTGGTGGGTTGACACCGAACCCATTGGACATGACTCGCATCTACCGCACTGTCACAGGTACGAATTCTGTTGACTACAGATTCGTTGCTGAGATATCCCCTGCCACCGGGTACAACGATGATGTGTCGATTGATTCCGTATCTCTCAATGAGTCTTTACCTTCTAATGGCTGGAATCTTCCTCCTGCTGGCCTACAAGGTATTGTCAACATGGCGAATGGAATCATGGTTGGTTTTATTGGTCGGGATCTATATTTTTCTGAACCTTATCGGCCTCATTCTTGGCCTCTTTCATACCAGATCTCTGTGGATGCCGACATAATTGGGTTGGGTGTTTACCAGTCCGGTGTCGTAGTAGCAACGTCGTCTAACCCATACGTTGCTACTGGTGTGCATCCTGCCAGTATTGCTTTGACCAGACTGCACAACGTCGAACCATGCCAAGCGTTTCGTAGCATTGTCAACGGGCTGCAGGGGGTGACTTACGCTTCACAGAATGGGCTGATTCTTGTTAACCAATCAGGTGCATTCAACGTCACTGAACCCCTTGTTACTCGTAACGAGTGGCGAGACGAGTTCTCTCCTGCTACATCCAAGTCAGCATCGGATGGCTCTCGCGTAGTCACGTTTACCAGTATCAGTGAGGGGTGGCTGTTCCAACCGAAAGAACCAATGGGGCACATTGTGAACCTCTCTGGGTTTGCCGATGTGACTGCAGTACAGGCAGACCCATTCACTGGCGAGACCTACATTATCTCTCGTGACGTTGTGTTCCTCTGGAACCCAGAGACTACAAGCCCACAGAACTACACGTGGAAGTCGAAGGTATTCGAAGCCCCATACCCAGTGAACATGGGCGCGTACCGACTGCAGTATAAAGATGTCATCACTGGCATTGACTACGACGTTGGCTTTGACTACACGACGTACAACGCTTCGCGGAATACTGCGACAACTATTGTCACTGAGACTCCA